AATAATCTTTATAGATCTAAAGGAACTCTTTATTCTATACAACAATTTTTTAGAACGTTTTTTGGTATAAGTCCATTAGTATCATATACTAAAGAAGATCGATTTATTGTAGGTGAGCAGGATTCTAGAATAGGATTTGACTCTCAAAAGTTTTTAACAGATGATAAACTTTATCAAGTGTTTGCTATCTTAATAAAAGCAGACATTCCTGTATCAATCTGGAGAGAAGCTTATAAGTTATTTGTACATCCAGCTGGTATGTATTTTGGAGGTCAAGTTTTACTTGAAACCACAGGATCATTAAGCTTAGGTCTAATGCCTGACTTTGAAGATATTAATATCGATCCAGTGGTACAGGGTGTTGGTTCTCTTGGTACTCCTCATCAAGGTACTGATCTCACAGGTGAAGTTGATTCAGATGGTAGAGGAACATATGGTAAAATTAGAATTGATCTACCTGGCGCAGTGGAAGCTATACAGACCATATCTCTTGCAGAGATTGACCGGAACTATGATACCATTAGAGAACTTATCAGTACTACAAGCCCAACAATGGATGAAGATTCGGATGGCACGGATGGTAGAGTTCAGAGATTCAGCCAAGATAGAGTATTCTTCGATACTATGGACGAGGTCAAATATACTTACTATGATTCAGATTCTGCTTAATAACCATTATAAATAAAACTAACCACAGATACGGATTTAACAATGGCAAGACAAAATGTTAACAGAGGTACTACAGCTAATGACGGTACAGGCGATACGTTAAGGATAGCTGCTGGTAAAATCAATGATAACTTTGTAGAGTTATATACTCTACTAGGAGGAGATAGTGCTCAGATAACTCAGAAGGTCTCACTAGCTGATGCAGGAGTTACATATAAAGGTAACGTACATAACACTGTTTTAGGTTTTACCGAAGGAGCTGCTGCACATACAGTTACTCTATCTGCAGCTACTGGTACAGTTACATTAAATGAAGCCACCCAAACTCTAACTAATAAAACTATTACATCACCGGTGTTAACGACCCCCCAGATTAATGACACTAGTGCTGATCATCAGTATGTTTTTGCAGTAAGTGAACTTGCAGCTGATAGAACTATTACACTGCCACTGTTGACTGGACCTGACGAGTTTGTATTTAAGGATCATGCTCAGACGTTAACAAACAAAACGCTTACTTCTCCTAGTCTTACTACTCCTAAAATAACAACATCTATAAATGATGTAAACAATGCAGAAATTATCAAGCTTGAAGCGTCAGCAAACGCTGTTAACGAGATTCAAATTACTAATGCAGCCACTGGTGGTATTCCTCAAGTAACAGCTTTTGGCTCAGATACTAATGTAGGTTTAGGTTTATCAGGAACTGCTGCAGGCTTAGTACATATTCAAAGCGGTATCAGATATAGAACAGATACAATTTCATCTGATGCGCAAGCAATAACTCTAGAAAGACCAGTGACTATTTTTAACGCTGGTACGGCTATCTCTGCTACGTTAGCAAACGGGTCATTTGTAGGAGAGACAAAAACCCTAGCTAATCGAAACGCAGGAGCTGTAACAATTACACCAACTACATTCCTTAACGGGACTAGTTTTACTATTAGACAGAATGGATTAGTAAACTGGTTTTGGATTGACAATACTCAAGGGTGGATGTTAATGACACCAAAAATATACGCCTCAAGTGATGCAGCAGCACTTTACTACGTAACAGCATAAGAGATTCAACATGCCAGCAATTATTACAGACAGATTTAAGAAAGAAGTTCTATTAAGCTTACAAGCTGATATAGATAGTGCAGCCAATTATTATTATGTTGCGGTAGGAAGACCCGTTGATTGGGATTCTAGTGATGCTGCTCCTACCCCAACTAACAGCATTAGAACAATTAGAGATGCTCAGTATAATATGACAGCTGTAAAAAATGTAGAAGCTCATTCTTTCGTTGTTCCAAGATATTCTTGGTCCCTCGGAGCTATCTATCAAGCTTACAATGATAACTCTGTTGGACATCCGTCAAATAGCTTCTATGTTATTACAGATGAAAACAACGTTTATGTGTGTTTAGAAGCTGGTAAAAATGCACAAGGACAATCAGTAACATCTACTGTCAAACCTACTGGTACATTAACTACTGCCTTTGAGACAGCTGATGGATATGTTTGGAAGTTTTTATATTCTGTAGGCGCTCTTAGAGCGTCACAATTCCTTTCAGCTAACTATATGCCTGTTACTGTATTTGGAGCTTTTGATTCTGATGATCCTGCCGATCATGTTGAACAAGTTGGTATTCAAAATGCTGCTGTCCCAGGAGAGGTTGTAGGGTATCAAGTTACTGGAGGAGGAACTGGTTATACAACAGTACCGACAGTTACAATTGTTGGGAGTGGAACAGGAGCGAAGGCTACAGCTACAGTAAGTGGAGGAGCTGTAACTAAAGTTGAAGTTAAAGATTCTGATGGTGCTAAAGCTCATGGTACAGGATATACATACGCTCATGTAGAAATTACTGGAGGGAATGGTTCAGGGGCTAAAGCAAGACCTATTATTGGACCTGCAGCTGGTTTCGGAGCAGATCCTAGAGATGATTTAAAAGCAACAGCTATCATGTTTACTGCTAAACCAGCAGGAGCAGAAGGCTCTAATTGGGTTGTTGGTAATGACTTTAGACAAGTAGTATTAGTTAAAAACATTGAAATTCCTAACTCAAACAATCCGTTCACTGGAGTAACTGGTAATGCTTTGAGACGAATGGAATTCAGTACAATTGATGTAGGCTTTTCTGTAGATAAAACCATCAGCGGAGACACGTCACTAGCGAAGGCTTATGTTGTAAAAGCAGATTCCGACACTGTATGGTATATTCAAGATTCAGATACTCAATTTAAACCATTTATTGAAGGTGAAGTTATATCTGAAGATAATGGTAACGGCTCTGGAGTTCTAGAAGCTTCGGGTGCTGATGGTGATACGTATGCGTACGTAGACGGAGATGTAGACATATCTACAGGTGAAGTAATGTATATAGATAATAGAGCAGCTATTCAAAGATCAGCAGATCAAACAGAAGATATAAAAATTATTATCCAACTCTAATGGAAGACTAATATGGCACAAGCGTTTACATCAGAAATATTCTCATCTACCTATAGAGATGACTTTAAAGACAGCGACAACTTTCACAGGATTTTATTTAACAGTGGACGCGCATTACAAGCTCGTGAGCTAACTCAATTACAGACTATAATTCAATCTGAGTTAGGTAGATTAGGTAAACATATCTTTAAGGAAGGTGCAGCTGTCAATCCAGGCGGAGTTACTGTTAACACAGAGTATGAATTTGTAAAGCTGGATACTACTACTAATCAACTACCTGCAAACATTACAGACCTAGTAGGAGTAGAGTTTACTTCTGCAGGGTCTATAGCTTTTAGAGTAATTGAAGTTGTTGAAGCAATAGGATCAGATCCTGCTACTCTATATGTAACATATACAAACACATCTAGCGGTACTAGTGGTACTTCTCCAGTTAGAGTAGCTCCAGGGGAAGAACTTACAAGCTCAAGCTTTACCTTAACTGTCCAAGCAACTAACACAATTTCTAACCCTGCAGTGGGTCAAGGTTGTAAAGTATCTATTCATAGCGGTGATTTTTTCGCTCAACAACACTTTGTATTTGCACAAGAGCAATCTAAAATTGTATCAAAATATACTAATAATCCATCTTTAAGTATCGGGTTTAAAGTTACCCAAGATATAATTACCTCATCAGATGATAACTCTTTATTTGATAATCAAGGAGCTACACCTAATCTATCTTCTCCTGGAGCTGATCGCTATAGAATTAAACTTACTATTGCCACAAGAGCTGAGATTAACTCAGATGAAAACTATATTGAAGTAGCTAAAATAACTAACGGTCGGATCTCAGCTCAAGTGACTGCAGTTGATAACTATAATCAGATTGACAATGTTTTAGCGCTTCGTACAAGAGAAGAATCTGGCGATTACATTGTAAAGCCTTTTGAGCTTCTATTTGAAACTAACGATTCAGACAACACTAAACTTGACTTTATTGTTAGTGCAGGTACTGCATATGTTGATGGTTATAG